GGGGAAGACCCAAAAGTCATCCAAGAGGAAGCGTAAGCCGACTCTTAGTTGAACTGGCAATAGCAACACAGATCCCAATGGATAAGTGGCAAAGTGCCGAGGATATTCTTACAGCAATAGAAGTACTAGAGGAGCGCAATCGTGGCAAGTGAGCTAGTAGCACTAGACCAGACTGAACTTCGTCAAGTCTTTAAGGCTTTAAGAAATATGGGTGAAGAAGCAAACGATGAGGCCAAGCGCCAATCAGGCGCTCTGGCTGAATTCGCCCGGGCTGAAGTTATTCAAACTGCTAGCAGGGGTAATAACACTAAAGTCTCAGGCCGTATTGCTCAGGGTTCTCGGGTTAAGAAGTCAAGCCGTATAGGTGAGATTACTTATGGATTCGCTTCTCAGAAGTTCTCAGGTGGAGCAACCACTAGAGATATCTGGGGCGGTACAGAATTCGGTTCTAATAAATATAAGCAGTTTCCTGTCTGGTCAGGCCGCGAAGGTCGAGGCTCTAAAGGCTGGTTTATCTATCCAACTCTGAGAAAGATCCAACCTCAGATTGTTGCTCGATGGACTGAATCGTTTTCTAAGATATTAAAGGAGTGGGGCTAATGGCAACAGGTACTAGAGCGTTAACGCTCAAACTTCTTGCTGACGTTGATAACTTCACTAAGAATCTTAATAAGGCCGATAAGGATGTAATGTCCTTTGGCGATAAAGTTTCAGATTTTGGCAAGAAGGCAGGCCTGGCTTTTGCAGCCGCAGGCGCAGCAGCCGTTGCTTATGCTGGCAAGTTAGCCATTGATGGAGTTAAGTCTGCTATTGAAGACGAAGCAGCCCAAGCTAAATTAGCCAACACACTTCGCAACGTTACTCAGGCTACCGATGCCCAGATTAAAAGCACCGAAGAATTTATTCTGCAGACTTCTCTAGCTACTGGCGTTGCCGATGATGAACTTCGCCCATCACTTGATCGTTTAACGCGAGCGACTAAAGATGTTGATAAGGCGCAGAAGTTACAGGCCCTAGCCCTTGATATATCGGCTGGTAGTGGTAAGTCTCTACAGGCGGTCACAGAAGCCCTTTCAAAGGCTCAGGAAGGTAATCTTGCAGGGCTTAGCCGCTTAGGCGTTGGAATTGATAAGGCTGAACTGAAGACCCTTTCATTTGATCAGATCACAGCCAAACTTGCTGGGACTTTTGAAAACCAGGCATCAAAGCAAGCAGACACATTTCAAGGAAAGTTAAGCCGACTTCAGGTAGCCTTTGATGAAGGCAAAGAAACCGTAGGCGCTTACATTCTTACAGCGATTACTCCGCTAGTCGAAACCTTGGTTCAAAGAGTTATCCCAGCTATTGCAGACTTTACCAATAACCTAGGCGAGAAGTTGCGCCCAGTAATTGAATTCTTAACCCCTATTACCGACGGACTTCGCAAAGCCTTTAATTCAGTTAAAACTTCCTTAAGCGATAATAGCGAAGAACTTAAACCGCTTATTGATTTATTTAAAGGTATTGCTGCATTTGCTCGCGACGTATTAGCGCCAATCTTAAGCAAGACTTTAGGTGCAGCATTAGGCATAGTTGGTAAAGCGGTCGCAGGATTAATAGGTGGATTGGCTTCAGTTGTTTCATTCTTTGATGATCTTTATAATAAAATTAAGCGAGTAATTGACATATCAAAGCAATTAGGCTCAAATCTAAATCCTTTTAGTAATTCTTCATTCTCTGGATCAACTTCTCTAGCAACACCAGTAACCCCGGTATCTCCTTCTGGCATTCCAAGTTATTTAAACGTTACGCCAGTATCTACTACAAATATCACAGTCAATGGCGCAATCGATAGCGAGTCAACAGCTCGTCAAATAGTAAAGGTTCTCAATGATTCTAACGCCCGAGGCACTCTTGGCAGTTTGGCTTTTGTCGTTTAATGACTGCATATACTCCTTCCTATAAGGTATTAGTTAATAGCGTTGAAATTACAGACGTAACAATAGCCAACCTAACAATTACCTCAGGCCGTACCGATATCAACGTGCAGCCGATTGCTGGTTATTGCCAGTTGCAATTAATGAACCTAAATAACTCAAGTTATGATTTTACTGTCGGAACAGGGATTACCGTCGAGGTAACTGATTCGGATGGGGCTTACATACCTATCTTTGGCGGGTTTATTTCAGATTTTACTATCTCAGTTGATCGCGCAGGCAGTCTTGGTTATACAACTACAGCAACTATTACAGCCCTAGGAGCCTTATCTAAACTTCCTAAAATCATCGATGCTGGAGTTTTATCTCAGGATTTTGACGGGGATCAAATTTACACACTTTTATCAGGCTACCTATTTGGGCAATGGAATGAAGTGCCAGCAGCTCAGACTTGGGCAACTTATGACCCTACTGAAACTTGGGCAGATGCGTTAAATATCGGGTTAGGTGAAATTGATCAGCCAGGCGATTATGAACTGATAGCCCGGTCCTCTTCAAATACTGACCTTTACTCATTATGTACCGCAATCGCTAATTCAGCCTTCGGTGTTCTTTATGAAGATGCAAATGGCAATATCGGGTATGCAGATCAAACACATCGCCAAGATTATTTAGCAGCTAATGGATACACTACGCTAGATGCCAATCACGCAAACGGCTTAGGTTTATCGGCAACTACTCGCGCAGGAGACCTTCGTAACAGTTTTACTATTAATTACAACAACAATGGCAACAGCACTTATACCGCTACCGATCCAATTAGCCAGTCCCTTTATGGTGTTTATGCTGAGCAGTACACATCTCGAATTAAACACACTAGCGATGCCGAAGCATTAGCCGATCGATATATTGCCCTACGCGCTAATCCTTATGCCAAGTTCCAAAGTATTACTTTCGTACTTGGAAACCCAGAGATCGATGATTCCGATAGAGATGCCTTAATTAACATATTCTTAGGTCAACCAGTCTGGATTCAGAATCTTCCGCCTAACATTGATGACGGTTCTTTCCAGGGCTACATCGAAGGCTGGACATTCAGGGCTAGCCTTAACAACCTGAGCGTTACTTTTAACGCATCTCCAATAAACTTCTCCCAAATTGCGGTAAAATGGGAGCAGGTAAATGCAGCAGAGGCTTGGAATACTCTAAGTCCAACCCTTACATGGATCAACGCGATAGGAGTCGTAGCCTAATGGCAACAACCACAACTAACTTTGGCTGGGATATTCCTCAGTCAACCGACCTGGTAAAGGATGGCGCTACCGCCATTGCGGCACTTGGCCAAGATATTGATACTGCTCTAGTTGACCTAAAAGGTGGAACTACGAACCAGGTACTATCTAAGGCATCAGGTACAGACCTAGATTTTTCTTGGGTTACAAGTTCAGCAGGCGCTTTGACCTTAATTACAACTCAAGCGCTTTCAGGAGTTACTTCTCAATCAATTAACTCTTGCTTTAGCGCGACTTATGCTAATTATTTAATTGTCTTAAACGCTTACTGTGCAACTGGGGCAGCTTTGCCAAGCCTTAAATTGCGAGTGTCTGGCACAGATGCTACGTCAAGTTATTATTCTTCTTTTACTGCCCGATCTTGGACCGACACACTTCAATCTGCTGCTAGCGGAAATGCTGGATCTTGGGACACAAGGCCCTTTGGAGAAATGCAAGCATCATCAAGTAACCCAGGCGGAACATCCTTAACTTTATTTAGTCCATTTGCTGTAACAAATACTTCTTATCATTCTACTTACTTAAATCAAAGTACTTCTGGATCCGCAGGCCTTTCCGGTGGCGTTCATAATTCAGCAACATCTTATGATGGTTTTACAATTACAAATGCCTATGCAATGACAGGAACAGTTCGAGTTTACGGATTGGGAATCTAATGACAATAGAAAAGATATACATCGGAATCGACGATCAAGTAATTGAAGCTAAAGGCGAAGTTTTAGCAAATTTACTTGCTGAAATTGCTGATATCAAAGCTAAAGAAGCAGAAGCAGAAGCGGCGATGGCAGCAAAGGCAACAGCCAAAGCTGCACTATTGGAGCGCTTGGGCATCACCGCTGAAGAAGCGGCTCTCTTACTTGGATGAAACCAACACTTTCTAAAGCTGCTCAACAGTTAAGGGAACAGTTCGATGATACCTTCCCAGATCGTGATCGCCGTTCCGATGGCTGGATCGGTGACCCACGTCATGCATCACGCCCTAGTGATCACAATCCTGATCCAAAGGCTGGAATGGTTGTCAGAGCAATCGATGTTGATGCAGATGTCCATAAGTCAGGCAAGCCCGACCTCATGCCCGACATTGCAGATCAGATTCGACTCGCTGCAAAGTCTGGAGAGAAGCGCATCTCTTATGTCATATTCAATGGCCGAATCGCATCATCTCGCCTGGGCTGGCGCTGGAGAAAATATACGGGAAGCAATCCGCACAACCATCATTGCCATATCTCTTTCACTAGCAAAGGTGATCAAGATGGCTCGTTCTTTAAAATCCCACTACTAGGAGAAACCAAATGAATATGAAGCACCCAGCAATAATCTCTATTGGCGCATTCTTAGCTGTATGGGGTACAACTTCTAACTTTGCTCTGGATTACCGGGCAATTCTTGGCTCGATCGTTGCAGGCGTATTTGGTTATGCCACTCCTAAAAAATGACCGCTCAGGATTATGCTGCACTTGCAGTAGCGATCGTGACGGTTCTGGGTGGTGTAACTGCAATGCTCAACTTTATGATCAAACACTATTTAGCGGAACTGAAGCCGAATAGCGGCTCATCGATGAAGGATGCGGTAAATCGTTTAGAGACACGCGTTGACAAAATCTACGAAATCTTATGCGATAAGTCACAATAAAGCCATGGCTCGTAAAAAGGTTATAGACCTCGATACATATACAGCATTAGATGCCTGGGCTATCAGTCTCCAAGAAATGTATAGAGCGCTTCGCCGCGCTGGTTTCGAAGTGGATATTGCGCTTGCCGTAATAGTTGAGCCATCAGCTTATCCAGATTGGATTCTCCCTAAGCCAGACCTAATCCCACACACTTGGGATGATGACGATGACGATGAGGATTAACAATGAAAAGAACTGTAATCGTTCCAGATTTACAGGTTCCATATCACGATGAAATTGCTGTCCGCAATGTTGCATCTTTTATTAAGGCATACAGGCCAGATAGCATCATTACTTTGGGAGATGAAATTGATCTCCCGCAGATCAGTAGATGGTCAGATGGAACCCCGGGCTGGTACGAGCAAACACTAGCTGATGATCGAGATCAAGCCGTAGAAGTTTTATGGTCATTAGTGGAGCATTCCAAGGAAGCCCACATGATTAGAAGCAATCACACAGATCGACTTTACAATGTGATTATGAAGAAGATCCCAGCATTCCTGGCATTGCCTGAATTAAGGTTTGAGAAGTTTCTGAGACTTGATGAATTGGGAATTACCTATCATAAGAAGCCGTACGCCTTCGCTAAAGGCTGGGTAGCCGTCCATGGTGACGAACAAGGAATTAACCCTAACGCAGGCCTCACAGCCCTCTCAGCAGCCCGTAGGCACGGTTTAAGCGTAGTTTGCGGACATACTCACAGAGCGGGCCAATCAGCCTTCACAGAGGCATCTGGGGGCAAAATAGGGCGTATCTTGCGTGGAGTTGAAGGTGGGCATCTTATGGATGTTCGCAAAGCTGGCTATACCAAGGGAACTATGAACTGGCAGCAGGCGTTTATTCTGGTTGAAGATAATCAGGTAACTTTAATTAACCTTGAAAAGGATGCGACTTTCGTAGTTCATGGCCGTAGGTATGGACGATCTCGATAACGATATAAAGCGAACGATCGATGATGCCGTTGATGAAGCAGAATTGTTACCGTTTCGTTATATAAATGATCGCGGTTCTGTCTGCTAGTTGTGTCATTCTTATCCCAAGAAGCCAGAAAGTCTGGCAAAAGGGAGCAATATGAGTTTATTACAGTTAATCATCTTAGCTAGTTGGTTTGGGATGTTCTTTCTGGGGTACAAAATAGGCCATAGAGACGGCTACATCGTAGGCCGTAAAGCAGTTAGAAAGCATTACGAATCTGTTGAGAAGGTGCGAGTATGAAGCATGCAGAAATCCTTCAGACAGCTACAGACTTATACCAAGACCGGGGACTTAGTTACGGTCACCCAACTGACAATATGGCAAGAGCAGCAAGGCTTATC